AACATAAGTCGCATAAACAACTTGTGGCCTTCGGACGTTCCTTTTGCTGTGTATAGGTCACGAATATTTTTTATCAGATCACGTTTAGATGTGTTAGAAGCTAAAGTAAACGGAATTGCCTGCATGGGTTGTTCATGCATCTGATCGAGGAAATCAGAAGCAGTATTGTCTGCATCAGCATAGTCCAGAAGTTGCTGCATGTTCTGTACAGGATTAGCCCTGTAAGATTTTACTGTGCCAGTGGCATTAGAGGTTCCGCCAGTTATAGTCTCACCAACTATAAATCTTTGGTTTGAAGTGATGATAAGTTTTTTTGCAGCTTTCTCAATATCGTCAATGAGAATTGTAGCGGTAGCCTTTGATGTGCTACCAGTTATAATTTCACCCTTTATAAAAGCTGCGGTAGACCCAGCACCAACTTCTGCCATAAGTCTAGGTGTACTACCATCCTCTAAATCCAATAAGACATTTTGAGTTACGGTGCTCTCTAGGATAATATTATCAATATCGCCTTCAACTTCTAACAAAGCAGATTCTAGAAATCTATAATACTCTTCTAGAAACTTAACAAACTTGGGATGATCAGCCTGAATAAAGTCAGGGACTTGGCCATCTATCAGAGGAGATATCTTCGTAGTTAACGTAGCATCAAAAGGCATGGTTTAGTATCCTGTACTTGATGAAGTATAGCTGCTTGAGGTTGTATATGTACCACTAGCGCCAGGTTGACTAACAGCTATAGTATCGACTTCTCCCGAAACTTTAGAGTTATTAAAATCTATTTCTAGTATCTGATTCCTGACGGACACAATGTCCTTAGAGTTTGGTACAACGGTAAAACGAATACTGGTTGAAGTAACACCATCTACATCCTCAACACTAGTTATGATTATACCATTAAGAACAATTTCTCCTGTGGAATAATTTATTGTACCAGCAACACTATCGGTATAGTTTCTTGTAATACCAACAAGATAGTACCTTCGAACATTGCCTTGGCCATCATCATCAAAGTACTGAACATTTGTAGTATCACCACTGACCTTAAATCCTGTAGACGTAAGAATACCTCCAGAACTGGTGTTGTGGCCAGAGTGCGGATTATACAGTGCGTTATTAAAATATATGTTGAAGGAAGATGAAGAACCTAAAGCTGGAGTAATACTTTTAGCAAGAGTAACATTTGTTATGTTACTCAAGATAGCCGTGTGAGTGTTATCGATAAGACCAGTAACTTCGGAATGTCTAAACATTTTATTAAAACTTTTTAATGATAAATCGTTATAACTACGTAGAGCGGTTGTTACCTCAGAAACAAGAGTATCACGTTCCTTTGTTGTTCTACTAGAATCATATTTAAAATTTACATCTATAAACAGGTTGACTAAATCAGGATCAACAATAACAGGAGTAATCGAAGCAACATTGTACGTTTGAAAATCCTTAACCAACTGAGCTTTCTGAGCCGTAGTCAAATTATTGCCGGTGGTTGACCTAATGGAAATGAATACACGGCCGTAAGATGCTGTACTTGTCACACCCAGTGTCGGATCAAAAGAACCACTCTCACCACCGAACACTTGAACTGCCTCTGTTTGGGGGAATAGTTTCTTTGCGAAAATTTTATAATCCTCAGCGGTAACACATCTTCCTTGAGCTGCATAGTCGAGTGGAGCATTTAATTTAATTGATTGAAGAGTTTCAGACTCAGTGCCACCTTTGGCACTTTCAGTTGTTACAATTGAAATATTAGTCACACCATCAACTGCACCACTAGAAGTAAAATTAGTTGCTCCATTTGCCAAGGCCTTGTTTGTGACAACGTACCTGAGAAAAACAATATTACCATCAGTGACATTTTGACTTACTACTCCATCGCCAAAGTAAATTTCAAACTTTCCTGCCTCTACTTCTTGTAGAAAATAAACTGTACTCGTACCTGTTAGTTGAGATATGTCTGTTGCTTTAGTATATGTCGTTACTGTAGAATCAGTTGAGGAGTTTTGAACCTCAACAGTTAGAGTTGTAGTATCTGCTCTATCTGAAGGAATAAGAAATCTTTGGTTGACATCAGCTGAGTTCACGGTATATCTTGAAGTTGTATAAGTGCCCTCATAGATATCAACACCAGTCATCGGTATGTTTGTTCCATTGGTTACTGCTGTATATTCTGCAACTGTAACGAATTCATAGTTTTCGTTATTTACTTTAGTTGTAAATTTTGTGCCTGCAGGCATAACTACTGAGAGTTTTGCCTGATCATTAAAAGTAAGGTTGACTTTAGCTTGAGCTGCCCGACAAGAGTCTACCTCATACCCCAACATCTTAGCATGAGAGACAATACTGGATCGCAAAGCGGCGGAGTCAAGAAACATCTCATTTGCTACCATGTTAGCATTAAATGCAAGATAGTGCGTGTTGTATGCAAGGGTATCTAAAAGAATATTCATACCAGAACCCTCAAAATCATAATCTTTGAATTCAGATTGATCTCTAAGAAATGTCTTTAGGTTTTCCTTGATACCATCAAAGTCCAACTCTGTTACTTGAAGTTTTTGACTATTTGCCATTATCGTAATCTCTCTAACATTATTGTTAAGTCTACAAGTTCTGTTGGGACGTTTATCACATAGAACTCTATAGCGATATTATATGCATTACGATCTAGGTCAGGAGTGGCCCGCACACCCATGAGTCTGGCCCGTGGTTCAAAATTTTCAATAACATCCTCCACCTTCTTTGCAAGGATAGTAGCTGTTAATGGAGTCATCTGTTCAAACAACATATCTCGAATACCAGAGTATATCTCTGGTCGAAATGGTTTCTCATATTGGTTCATCAAAACCAAATTACGAACAGACCTTTTCACTGCCTGAATATCTGAGAGAACATTGACATCCTTAGTACGATTGTTCGTTGCAAAAAACAGATCAAGATCAGTATATTTACGAACACTTCTTTTGTTGTTTGTAGATTCAGCATCTATCAATCCAGCTGGATTGCGCCAAGCACCTGTTTGATCTGCATTAGACATATTCGCTCCCTTACAAAGTATTTATACTAGCCATCAGCAGAATACTTCATCTGATACGGCATAGATTTGCGCCAAACTTCTTTTGCATTGACACGAATAAAAGGTTTGTTAGTCTCACCTTTGTTTGGATTTGGAATAGTAACCATAACATTTTTCCCCTTGTTGAAGGCCACCTGTTTCCTACTCAACTTGACTAAATCGGAAACGTCCCTCTTTACCGCCTTTCGGGCCCAACTTCCTACGTTACTTCCTAGACCTTTAGAGGTCTGACTTGCTCTTGATTTCTTTTTTCCCATAATATAATCTCCTATAGGGTTATCTGGTCTTCTGGTGCAGACCTTGCTTGAGCTGCGGCCGCACTTAGTTCTGCAGCTAACATTTCTGCTTTTGTCGCAAATTGTTTTGCCGCTGTTTCCAAAGACGATTTTAACGAAGTGATCTCCGAACTTAAAGTATCTCTAGAAAATTGATCTCCGTACAAAGCACCAACTTCATCTACTGAAACATCGGTACTGAAACTTTGAGCCTGTTCCTCTAGTGCAGCTGCGGTTGCCTGTATACTATTTTTTGCCTTCTCCACCGCTTCGGTCGCTCCACTAGGGAGCTCCAAATTTGGTAAACCACCACACACATCTCCACCAGCGGTAACAGCACCTATAGCAGAAGTTATCGCCCCCTCTATATCTGGTAGTGAAGAGCCAAATTGTGTTGTGAGTTGTGCTAACTTGTTTATATATCCAAGACTACCAGTTGGTATAGTTGCAAGACTAGCAACCTCGGCCTGAAAGTTCACAGCAGGCAAAGATGGTAGTGAAGGAACCATAGCCCTCAAGTCTGTTTCAAGTTGCGTTAAAGATGTGTTAAGTGTGTTTGCTAATGTAGACGCATCTACATCTAATCCACTAACGATTTCAGATTTGATTGTATCAAATTGATTCATCAGTTTGTTAAAGTCGGGACTTGCACCACAAAGGTTAGGGGCTGCGAAATCTACCATTATCCATCTCCTACGAATACGTCAGGTGAACCACCGGCGGTTACTGGAGCACAATGAGCTCCGCCTAGTGGAGGACAAAGACTATCCGCAGCTGCACCATCAGCGCTGTTATTGACTACTGCCTTGCCCTCTATAAAAACATTGTTTGATCCTGCCACTAGATTACCAGCACCATGACTATTGGCATCGCCGTTAACAGAAACAAGAATACTATTTGCGAACACTGTGGATTGACCACTAACAATTGTTGTAGCTCCACATGCTCGAGCATCTCCGTGTCTATGTATTGCAATTGACATATTCTATCCTCAATCTGGGTTCAACTGTATCTGACTACCATTAAGTGTAGTGATACCTGTAGATGTATGCGTAAAGGTCGTACCAACGGTTCCTGTCCAAGATGTTGCAACAGTTGTAGCCAGTGTACTCTCTGTCTTTAACGTCATAGCGGAAGCGGACTTCATGTTTAGTGTAGAACCAGACTTGACCGACACGATACCTGATACAGTAGTAAGAGACATATTTGTTTTCGCACTCAACTTCACATCAGCCAGTGAGGTAATGGTATAATTACCAACGATAGACCCATCAAAGTATCCATTGATCGTACGGCTCTCGTTCTTCTCTATCAATGTATCAACATCTTCTCCCACATATCCCTTAACATTGTTCTTAATGTTGTATGCGAAGTTCCCTCGTATCTCTTCTTCACGATTTCCGCCAGACTTACCAGTACCAACCTTAATCTGTTGGTTCTTGTGAATACGTTGAATATGGTTTCCCTCAATCTCCTGTATATAATCGCCCTTCACAAGTTCTCTTTTGGTTCCCTCTATTGTAAGGTTTACATCTCCCGTGATAATGACATTAGAGCTTCCGGCAATTATCTCATAGTTCTCGCCGACCACCTTGACAACCTTAGTTCCGTCAGGGTGTATCTCCTCAAAAGTTCCAGACCTGTGTTCACGATGCAGTCTTTCTCCGCCAGGCGTGTCATCGATCTCCATAAGATGGCCAGATTCAGACTCAAACGTATGGTTATAGGGATACTTGCCTGAATTATATGGGGCGGCATCCTTCGTGAGGCCTCTAGGATGCGGTTCATCCCATGTGGGAGCGACATCATCTACCTTGAGATCATCCGATACGGACTTTAGATTTGGTTTTGCAGCTGTAATAACTTTAGTGCGTCTTAACTTTCTACGTCTTACTACAGAACCATGACCTTCCGCTGAGATTCCCCTACCAAGACGGCTGGTGTCGGACTCCCCTACAGTATGCCCAGAGAAACGACCAAAACGGCCTTTCTCTTCGTCTTTGGTGTCCACAAGAGCACCCAAAGGATAGGGGCCATATTCTCCATACTCACTTGGATTAAGACCACCAACCGCATAAGGTTTGATTCCCTGATCGTTAAGTTGTGTAGATTCTTTATGTCGAGGATCGTTGAAGCCCTGAGTATGGTCAGCGGAATTTTTGGGAACGCCCGGCAGGGTTCCTATGATTGTCGGTTGTTGTTTCTCTTTTGAGTCACGAAAGAACCCCACAACCCAAGTTCCTTCTACCAGAAACGAGGGACTATTGCCCATACCGTGCATGGCGGGGTCTGTAGTGGGATGCATAACGTGAGCCCACGGTAGATCGCTCGTGGGAAGTGCGGTAAGATTGGGTGTATGAAAACCCAAGCACCGAACTCGCACTCTTCCTAGTTGATCTGGATCATTTCTATCTTCAACTACACCAACAAACCAAATGAAACCGTCAAGGCCCATATGCATTACACAACTCCAATCCTTATGTTTCTATTTATAAGGATTAGTGCAAGTCAGGATCACGGCCCATTCGTTTAGCTTCTGTTGTAATAACATTGTATGTCTCATACTCGGCTGTGATACCTTGATCAGCATACATTTGTACAATGGTCTGCGCCTCGTCTTGGTCGCAGAGGTCTTCAACCAGAATCTCTTTCGTAATAATACGGTATTTCTTCATGGTAAAATTTATTTAGTAAGTTTAAGGTTCCCAGCCACGATCACTCGTTCAAAATCAGTATGTTGTGGTTCAACACTGTGATATAACCAGCCAGGAAACAGGATCAAATCTCCACGATCAGGTTTAAATCGAAATCCATTTGGTGAATCATCAAATCGCAAAGGACTACAGCTGTCAGAAACCTCGGCATAGTAGACCCAAGACCAAGGATGTGGCCAGT